CATCCGGGGTTCGGTTTTTGGTCTTTTTTTCTGAGTTTTGCCCTTGCTTTTTGTTTTTTTTTTTTTTTTTTTGTTTTGGCTAGTAACTTTCTCGTGAATTTACTATGTCCCGATTGGCAGCCCAGAACACAACAGACTGCCTTGGCCATTTTACACGGTTGCCCGTGACCCCTGGCCGTGCTTCCCTCCAACCACCCTCAGGACATGGACTTAGTACACGTCCACGTCAGCGAGTGCCTCAAACACGGTCGACTTAACCATGCAAGGCGCTCCCAACGAGACGGCACGAGCCATGTCCCTACTGAAGCACACTTCATCCTCCAGATAAAGGTCGTAACGCGACGCTACCCACGCCCAAGTATCACTACCTGGTTGTTCCGGCATGGGGCCGTCAACGTTGACCGTGCGCCGCTCCAAACTGACGGCGTCACGGAATTCCTCGGGTATCATAGAGGCTATGGATGCATAATAAACCCGGAAAAATGGCAGGAATCTATAGCCGGCGAAGGAATTCAAGTCGCCAGCAACCCGCTGCCAATAGCTCTTTAAACACGGTAGGCGCACAGTCCAGCCGAGTGAGGCTATCAACCGCCCAATCTTGGGGGTCCAGAACCACTCACCGTCGACCGGTACAAAAGTGCCCGACAAGAAGGTCACGTCACTGGGTCTAAAAGAGATCTTGTACTCAATCTCATAGCCCAGCTCACCGGCAGCTGCCACCATGGCCAACCCAGCCTCAGCTGTGGTTTGTCCACTGGACAGTGCGGCTTTAAACGCAATTTCCAATCTGTCAGACACAAAATGCGTACAAACAGTGTTACCCTTAGAAGTGTCAGGATCACCGGAGCGAACCCTAAATTCAAACGTGCACTTGACCCCTTGCCGCGATTTGGCGGTTGTGGCAGTCTGCCATCTCTTGGCATACACTATTGATTTAGGTGTCTCGGTGACGAGACTATAAACGTCCCACTTAAGTCGGTGGAACAATTCGTGCATGTGGGCATCATGCCGCACACCGTCGAGCTCCAACAGGTGTGCTTTGCCATCATTGATGACGACGATGAGTTGATCATCGCCGCTCAAGACCTTACCCCCCTCCTGCAATGCACGAGAGAACCACGCCCCCAAATTCTGAGACGTGGTGGCCGTAGCATAGTACACGTTCGGGAACGCATCATTCCCGAACTGCCCAAATGCTTCGGACAAGGTTAAGCCTACTGCGTACATCCATGGGCCAAAAATGACATTCCAGGGATCAGACCCGCCGAGAATGCACCTCGGGTCGTAGTCTGTGCGCTTGAAGATCTTCTCAATCTTGGAGAACATTGTCCGAACAATTATTTCATATTCAGAGTAGTCCCCTTTGA